TTTGTTTCCTCAGCCATAATTATAACATTGTTTTATATGATTATTTTATTTGCATCAGAGAGTTTTGCCTCTGGTACCCAGTCATGGTTTGTGAGGTCTTGATCTTGGTGGTACTCAAAGTCAATAATAATCTTATTGCCACCATAGGTACGGGCTGTTCCAAAGTCAATAATATCTCTGGTTTCTTCTAGTTGGTATACCTTAAAATTATGAAATAGGAACATATTATCTACAGTAGTTCCATCGTCTAATCGCACCTTTCGGTTGGCACACCAGGCATTTAATTCTTCTGCAGACTCGTCTCCACGGTCAAGAAGTCTCAAGACGGCTTCCTGTGTCTGGATCATAGTGGGGATTGAGTCTTCTCCAAGACCATAAAAATAATACAATATTTGTTCAGACTTAATATGTGGGAACTTTCCCTTGTTCATTTTAACAAGTCTATCCCAGGTACAGGCAACTCCATTGCTTACTGGGGTGTTGACATTATTTAGTATCATCCATTTTTCTGTAAGGTCGTCAAGATTAAATGGTGAAGGTGGAAAAAACGGGGTTACATATCCTAGGCTCTCACTTAGTTTTGATTGTAAGTACTTATTGATCCATAATAATGGAGTATTTAATAAATCTGTATTAGCCATCTAGTAACCCCGCATTTGCTATCCATCTATATCCTACATCTCTTCCTTTTGATCTTCCAGATTTCTTTCCTGATGTAAGGTTCTTTTTATATAATATAGGGTTTTCTAAATATTGTGATATACCACTTGATCTTAAAAATGCTTGTGTAAAGTACTTTGTAAAGAAGGAATCAATTACTTTTTCAAATGCTCCTGTTGTTGCGTCTCCGCCAGGATTATCTACATTTACACTATTTTTAGTAAATACTGTTTCTCCGCCTTCTTCAAATACAAGCACATCAGAATTTCTTGGTGTAATCGTTACTGGTATTCCCTCTTCCATTATTCTTGCCTTCTCATAGAAAGGTACGTTTGATCCATCTTTCAATGATGATGATTGTTTAAAGTTTGTTATAAATGATAGTCCTAGATTGCTTACTGTATATTTTATATCGTATAGTCTTGCGTTTGGACTTCCCACTTGATACCATTCATATATATGGTTTAGTGCTTGTGGATTTACCCTTGCATTTGAGTCAATATACTTTTGAAGCATTTCTGAAATGTTTAAACCTAGATTATGAAAAAACTCAACTTTTCCAATTTGAATTCCATCTAGATACCCGAAAGAGTATTCAACTATATTATCCATATCTTTTCTAAACTGTCTGCTATTGATTGCTAGTTTCATTAGATATCTGATGCCTGATTCTCTGAACGGCGTACGACTAATGCAAAATACTCTGGATCTCCAAATGGCCCTATGATTGGTGATTGAGATTCAATCTCATATATTGTTGACTTTCCAGCCCTTGTTCCAGAAGTTTCTACGTATAGTGGAACATCGTTTTTTGTTCTAATGTTTGTAACAATAACATTTGTTATTGCATCTGCTACATTTTCTTCAGAAAAACGAATGTCTTTTTTTGTTCTTCCCACTAGTACCTTCTTTAATGTTATGTTTACGTTTGTTTTTACTTCTTCGTCTACCGTGCCATCTTTTGAAAAATTACAAACTACTGTTTTATTAAATACCCAAGTCTTTTTAACATTTCCATAAGCACCTTGCTCAACTATTGGATAGTAAACATCTGCCTTCATTGGGTACATGAAGTCTGTCTCTTCACATAGATCCATTACAACACCCAGGGCTTGGAAATATTATTTTTATATTTGTCTAAAATTTTATCTACTAATATGTTGCCAGTTCCATCAAGCAGTCTTTTATCATACTCAATTTTAAACTGCTCAGTGCTGTATGCTTTTACATATCTCTTGTAATAGTCTAGTTTTCCGCACTTAATATCATTAATCAACATTTTTGTTGCATCTTGAATATCATATGGAACAACCTTGTATCCAGTTTCTAGAAGAATAATATAATCTGTTCCTTCAGAAAATGCTACACCAGAACTAACTGTTTGAACATTACCACTGTCTTCTGTATCAAATAAAGAAATTGAGTCAGAGTATGCTAAAGGAATTCTTGCTGGCTTTCTTTCTGCACGGTTTAAAGCATCTACTGTTTCTACAGGATCTTTTGTTATAGCAGTCTTGTCTTTTGTTATTAAATAATTATATGTAGTTAATGCTGCTGGGGATTCTGATGAGTCATAGACTAACTCTGCATTTTCGTGTACCGTTAAAATTTTATGTGTTTTATCCCAAAGCGGTATGTAATCAGTTCCCTGTCCAACAACTTCTAGGTAAGACCTCTTATAATAAAAACCACCAGTGACTGAATCAATAATTGCTCTTGCAAGATTTTCATGATCTGTGTATTCTGCTATTTCAGTAGGAGTTGTTCCAAGTGTTGCTGGGTCTACATAAGGTCTTGTTATGTCTAAGTTATCTTCTACTACTATGTCTCCACGAACATCTTGAACTCCAGAGACTGTAAGGCTTTCGTAAATTGTAACGGGATATGATTTATCATACTTAGTAAATTCTTCAGTAAGTGCATAGGTAAGAACACTTTGATTATTTGATTGAAGAACTATTTCTGTTTCTGTTTGCTCTAGAAGGTCTTCAATTACAAGAATATACTCTGTAGATGCTTCTGGTACTGTATACGATACAGATAAAGGATATGGTGGCTTACGTAGTATTTGCATTATTTACCGTAATAACTCGCTAATTCTTCAGGTGTCGCAATACGAACCTGCTTACGTGTTAGCCATTTTTCTGATGCTTCTTTGGTTACAATATTATAACCTGGGGTTAGTTGGCCAACCTTTACCCAATGTAAACTTTTAGTTGAATATATTGCAATCTTTTCATTTGTTTTGCTTGGCTCAATAACTTCTTTTTTGGGATCTGGAATAAAACTACCTATTGTTTCCAATATCTGCATTTTTGTTGTTGCCCCATCTAGATTAATATTATTCTTTTTGGCATAGGACTTTAACTCAAAAACTGTTTTTGTAACTAATTCTTCAATTGTCATAATTGTATCCTCCTATGTTATTATACCAGAATGTGAAGAAGGAGGGCAGTTGTTACACCGCCCTCCTAATTCAATTATTTATGATTATTACTCAGAAGTAGAGTTTGCATCTGCATAAGCAACTGCATCTAGTTCTTCCCATTGAATACCAAAGCGGACGAATACTGTGTATTCAATTGTATCCTTCTTTGGCTTGTATTCACGGTTTACAGTAATATCACGCTGGAATCCCCATACACGGTTTGATGGGAATGTCAAGTCGACGAAACCATCTGGGTAGTAAGGAACTTCCATTACATCAATTCCTAATACACGAGTTGTACGTGCATTACCAATTGTCTGTGCGTTTCCATCAAGGTAATCTTGACGGTTTGCAGGTGTACCTGCTGGGCGACCAGCAAATGCTTCTGCGATTGCATCGCCTAGTGTACCGTTATTTGAAACGATACCCTGGAAAGCATCTGTACCAGCGTAGAACTTTAGGTTCGACTTAACTGCACGATACTTACGTGGCATTGCTAGAATGATGTTCTGCATTACTGTTGGTGTCCAAGCATCATTAGCGACAGTAACGACTGACTCATGAGCGTCGTTTACATACTGTCCTCCTGAATATACAGAATCTGTAGTTTGCTTTACGAAACCTTGCATAATTGACAAGAAGTCACCTGTTGCGCCATCACCATTGATAGCAAGGTCTTCAATATCGTTTGCGAATGCATTTGTCATCAAGCGAACTAGATGATCTTCAAGTGCTCCACCTTCAATATTGTCTTCTAGTGATTCTGTAGAAACTTCCCAATCAAGACGAATCTTCTTTGTAGTAAGTTCTACCTTTGTAAATGTTGCACCAGCGTTTGTGTAGTTTGGACTACCCTGCGCTGCTGCACGAATAACACGCTCTCCAACGTTAACCTTTTCGATTTCCATTGTATTAGCACGCATCGTAACTCTACGACCATCCTTGGCGAGTACTGTTGCATCCCACACGTAGTCGATGAAGCGACGAGCCTGTTCTGGTGCAAGAATACCTCCTGCAACTCCAGTTGGGTTTACAGCATTTGCTCCAGTTGTTACACCGAAGTTTGCTGTTGCTGTGTTACCAAGTTGTGATCCAACAGACGCTGCTGCTGAGTCTAGACCTGTAGCACCACCAACACCACCTGATACGAGTGAACCCTGGGAGTTAAGTTCTGCTCCTGAGCCACCTGAACCTGGATAGTTCTTGGCTATATCTTTATCTTGTTCTGACATTATTTCACCTCCTAGTGAATATATTGTTAATTAAATAGGTCGGAATTTTTGAGGAAACGTCCGCCCCATAGGGATTTCTGAACCTTTACAGGCTCAAACTGCACGATCTCGCCTAGATCGCCAGACTTGCGGAAAGCGGTATCTTGCTCAACGGCATCTACTCTCTTTCCAAACTCATTGAACTGACCTTTGACTTGTGTTACTTCTGTAGACACAGCGTCAACGGACTTGCTAAGTGCTTCAACCTGCTCATTAAGAGACTTAATGGTTGCAGCAAGATCGCCAAAGGCATTAGTAAGAGAGTTCTTGATTTCAGCAACTGCATCTACAATTGATTCATCTGATTTTGCTACAGCAAGTTCGGCTTCAACTGCTGGAACAACGCTCTCTTCTTCTACTACTGGAGCAGAAGGAACTGCACCACCATCGTCTGACTTTTCAACAACAGTATCTGTTGCTGATGCTTCAACGACTGCAGGAGTTTCTACTTCTGCTGGCTGTGCCTCTGGAGTAATTTCAACATTTTCAACTACAGCATCTAATACTGCTTCTGTTGCTTCTGTCATTTTATTTACCTCCTTGGTAATCTTAATTGTACTAATGCCTTTAGCACTATCAACTAAGAACTTTATCATGTTTGCTTTTTCGTCATCACTTTTTTCTACAAAACCAATATTT